TTGATTGAATCAGATTTTTTAGCACCAGCGGCACTAAAAGTACCAGTTGGATAGTTTGGTTTTGGAGTATAAACAAAAAATTCTTCTATCTCTGGTTGAAATACTGAGGTGCCATCTGCTCTTTTATTCGGACCAATAACATTTTGGCGCAGTGCCTGTCCTCTAGCATCAACCTTCTTTTCTTGACGGACATACTTGATCTTCATCGGATCAATGTATCTCAAATCCTGAATTCCTGCTGTAGGATTTTTTGTATCGATTACCTTCAGATAGTAGACTCTTCCATCTACATACCAGTTTCTAAAAATTTCGTGAGACTTTCTATCAAAGTCTAAAATTTCTTTGAGATATCTAAATTCTTCGCGAACTATCTTTTTTAATTTATCACTTGCATTTAAGTTAGACAGTTCAATCTCTACTGGAGAATCATAGAGATCGCTGACGATTGCTTCGTTTACAACATCTTCGATAGCACTGTCCGCTTCGGGATGGAGTGCCATTTCACGATATCTTTTAATTAAGTCGTGTTCGGTTCTATAAACACCTTCGATATCAAGGTAGTGACCATAAAAACCACTGCTAATATAATTGTCAACCCCGTCCTGATTTGTTTCAGGAACGGGGGAGACAACTGATGGTGGTTTGGATTGGCTATCCTCAATTGAAAAACCAAAAAGTCTTGCCATCGTATAAATTTGACGTATTCGTTATTAACTATTTAGTTAATGTCTTCACCGCCAGCATTAGGACCGCGACCTTTGGTTGCTTCCCAATATTGAACTTGAAGTTCAACGGTGAATTCTTGAATACCTTGAGCGTCGTAAGAAAGTTCGATAGGTGCAACTTGTGTTGGGAAAATATCGTAGAAATGATACTTTCTCAAGGTGTCGCCGCTACGATCTAACTGATAAACGTAAGCGTCTGCCTGGTAATCTGCTGGGTTAGTTGTTCCAGTGTTATCAGATACACGGTTGATTGTATTCATCCACTTTTCAAAAGCAGAACGAATAGCAAAGTCAGTATCGTTGATAACGGTGATTGACCAGGTATCGAATGTGCGGTCGCCAGCAATTTTCAGAAGTCTTCCTCTGAAAGGAACTTCGATTGGTGCGACGTTTGAAGCAGGTAAGTTTGCTGCTTTGACAAGAAAACGTGCTTTCTGAAGGATATCGTTCAATCCTTCCACATTCACCGCACTTGGAAATGCGAGTTCGACTTCAAACAGATTAGAGCGAGCACCACCACCAGCAAGCTTGCTCTTGAAGTCCGTAATCTTTCTTAGTGGTGGTGGATTGAGTTGATTTCTAGTTGCCATTTTAGGTTAAACCTCTAAGATTTTGGATTGATCAAACGTTACCGATGACTTCTTCAAACGATACGCCAGTTCTGGTAGCAACAAAGGTCAGACCGATGAAGTTGATAGAACGTGCTGGTTTGATGAAGATGTCAGCAATGAATTCATTGTTGTCAATAACTGCAGCAGTGTTATTTGTTTCGTCACAAATAACGACATAATCAAAGATGCCTCTCTTGGACTGAACGTCGCGGAGGAATGGTTCAAGGATATTCACGAAATTAGTTCTCGTGATTTCATCGTTGAACTCGAAGAGTTGATCTTTAGCAGCGGCAGAAATTGCGTCTTCCAGATAGATGAACAGACGACGGACGTTAATTCTGTCAAATGCAGACGCCTTTGCAAATCCTGTCTTATCACCGAAGAGGATGATTCCATCACCAGGTGAGAAGATAACAGGGTTAATTCTGTCGGAGTAGAGTTGGTCTCTTTGAATCTTGCTTGGGTTGTATGCAAGTTTGACAGCGTTGAGGATAGTTCCTCTTGCAGTTCCTGCTGGTGAGAACCAAGGGAACTGGTTGATATCGTTTCTAGCGCAGGTTCCTGCAATGTCTCCGTTCAGAGGAACATAGCGGAAGGTGTCGCTAAAACGATCGTACATATACTTATAACCACTATCGAAGATAGCATAAGTAGATGAGGTGACTGGAGCAAAGAACTCAAGAACGTTATCGGTGATTGCAGAATCTCCGTAAACGGTAACAGTTCCTACGGTTCCATCGGAGAGGAATGATCCTCTGTTAGGTGAGATGAATGCCAGAGCATCTTTTCTCAATTCTGCAACTTGAATCAGTTTATTAGCAAGTGCTTGAGCAGTTGCCTGACCGTAGTTTGCAGATCCCATCAGGAGGAAATCTACTTCGTATTGCTCTGTGTTCTCAAACAGTGAATAACCTGAAGAGATTTTTCCAAGAGTTGAAGTTAATGCACCTGATGCGGTGATGTCTGTTCCATCATCATAGTTCTTACCACCACCCAACTGATAGGTGTTTGAACCAGCGGCACCGAAGATAATACCTTCAGCTTCCTGATCCCATCCTTGGTCAGATTGGAGAGTGTAATTAGTTGCAACAGTTGAATTGAATCCAGTCGTTACAATGCCAGCAGGTTGTGCACCACCAAATACATATTGAGAAGTATTGAAGGTATACTTTCTCCAGTGTGATGTGCTTCCGAGTGAATACTCAGCATCTTTTGCCTTGGAAAGATTTAAGTGCTTCTCAAGAACTGTTCCGGCGTTTCCAGTGACTTCACCTTTTCCGTCAATAACAATAACGTGGAATTCGTCAAATCTTCCATTTCTTTCTGCAACATATTCAGATGTTCCAGGTCTGTCAGAAATGGTATTCCAAGAAATAGTAGATCCAACACTAGTCAAAGTTAAGGTCTGCTGATCAAACCAATCTTTACGTGAACTAAATGCTGTTGCACCAAGAGCAACGCTGCTTCCACTTAATGGGTGGAAGGACAGAGTTCCTGAAGCACCAAATCTGTAAATACCAGATGCTTGATAGTCAACTGTAGTTACTGTTCCTGCTGAAGAAACGTGAGAGAGAACTTTAACGGAAACATTTCCACTACTAAGTTCTTCAGTAACAATACCCTTGAGATATCCATCAAGAGTTTCTGTTGAACCATTTCCTGGGAAAGTTGCAGAGAACGCTTGAGTAACACCCATACCCGCTCTGATTGAAGTGATACCAGCAGAAGCTGTTGAAATACCACCCAGAATCTGGTCTGCTTTGCTATCAATGATCGCAACTCTAATACCGTTTGCCCAAGAACCTGGATTTCTTGCTGCGAAGGTTACGTCAGTGATAGTATTGTTATCATAACCAAGTTGTTCGTAGTGATCATCACTCTTGATCTTGATACTTGATGCTGCACCAACAAATGCGTTAGTCAGTTGATCATCATCAGCTCTTACGACCTCCAGTGATCCACCATATGCAAGATATGATGAAGCAACGAGCCAGTGCTCATAGTGCTTATCGGTCTCGTATGGTTCACCAAAGTTTTTAAGTAAATCTGCTTCGTCCGTAACACGAACTGGCGAATCAACTGGACCTTGTGCGAAAGGTGCTACTATCGCGCCGATAGAAGCTGAAGTTGCATCAACTCTACCAATCGTAAGATCAACTTCTCTTACTACAATCCCAGGAGATGCTAAATTTAGTGGCATCTTTCTGTGTCTCCTATTCCAGAATTTATCTGAAATTATTTAGGAAAAGGGGTATTTTCAGAGGGAAAACATTGCGAAAACACTACCAATCTGGATATTCTTCACATATTGGTTTTATCTTATTTCTATTTCTTATAGATCTTGCTTTCATACACTCCTTACATTCATACGAATATGATGATGGTAGTCCCTTCTTATTTCTAGTCTGATAATAGTCCTCTATCAAATTTTTAACTTCTCCACAGGTCTTACATCTTCTATCCAAAAATAATAGATGTTCTAAATCAACCTGCTCTTCAAAGTCCATTATTTTTCTGCTGCGTATAATGCAAATGTTGATGTTGTTATAACAGTCATCATATTAGCAATGTGTTGTTTTACATCAGCATCACATTTTTTGCCAGGTAAAAAACAACCTATAATAGTTGCTCCAACGATTACCAACTGAAAGCAAATAACAATTCGTATTAGATCTATAACTTTGCTTTTAGCATCCATTATCGATATTCCCACATATAAGAACGATCTCCATATTCATCAACGTGCCATCTATCGCCATCATTATCTACAAAAGTACTTTCACCTAAACCATCGTCCAAGAATCCAAATGGTGCCATATCCTGTTCGATTTGATTTTTCTGTTCTTCGTAGATTCTCTTACGGATATCATTATCCGTCATTTCTTTGAAATAATCTTGTGCTACTAACCAAGCAAAAATAACCAGACACATTGCAAGGTCATCATTACAACCTTCTTCTGCCTCAAATGAATTGTGTCTTTGCGCAAACGTGGTTAACTCAGAAATAATTTCATAATCAAGTGTAAGTAACTTATAATCCTCAATCATCGTCTTGAGGTTTGAACATCCAAGTTTCTTAACCTGTGCAGTTGTTCTTACACCCATTTGCGATTTCTTACCAGAGAAACCAT